GCTTGTTCGCCTGTACCAATCTTTTCTATGCCGTTATTTGCTGTATACGAACTCGCCATTTATAACTCCTAACCTGTATTTACATCTGTCCAGGTGTCACCTGTATGTGTAATTTCTGTCCAATTATCACCAGTATGTGTGATTTCTGTATAAGTAACATTAACACTTGGTACGATTTCTGTAAATAATAATTCACCAATTGCCGTCTGTGTAAAGTTCATATCTTGTGTTGATGTGCCAACTAAAGTACGAACACCAGTTGCTGTTTGTACAGAGGACGATACTAAATCCGTTTGTAATGTTGATCCTTTTATGAACACAGCAGAAGAGGATGCTACAGATGATGACTCAAGACTTGCACTGTGAACAAGTATTCTAACTCCAGTTGATGTTTGTGTAGAAGTAGCAGACATCGTACTTGCACCAATTAGCGTACCAGCCGCAGCAGAAGACGATACGGCTAGACCTGTCATTGATGCAGAAAGCTCTAGTACCTTATTAACACTACTAATAGGGTTTTCTGATAAAGCACTAAAGCCTAGCATTTAAGCTAAATCTCCAAATACAGTGCCAAAGTTATGATTGTTGTCGTTTAAAACAAAAGAAGCATAAAATACTTCAACTGATATAGCTGTTGTTGAATAAGTTCCACCTTTATCGTGTCGTAAAGCAGAAATTCTACCATAACTTTCTCCAGTTTGATGGTTACTGGTTAAAACCACACATCTATCTGTTATATTAACTTGTGCGGCAGTTAATGTTGGTGTGTATATTCCTGTTGAATCATCACTAATTGATGACACATTAAAGCTACCATCCGTTGTAGTATTAACTTGATCATATTGCCACCAAGACTTTGATACACCCTCCAACCTACCTAAATCTGATGCTCTGCTCATGCTAAATCTCCGTGTATTAAAAAGCTGTTAAATGCTTTGTCAGATATGCCACTGCCATTGCTAGTAACATATACAGTAACAACTTCAGCAGAAGATGTTGTAACGTCATCGTCTTGATGTGGTTGTGTTCCGTAAGAATAAGTAGTTACATCTGTTGCATCTGCGTTATGACCTGATATAGTATATGCCTTTGCTGCTCTCATATTACTTGTATAATTCATTGTAAATCTACCAGAAGCATTATCTGTTATAGATGCTATGTTATTGCTGTCTGTTGAAGCAGGAGTAGATGTAGCAGAAAAAGCACTCCATGCTTTTGCAGTTCCTTCAGCTATAACACTCGTTGCTACAGAGTTATTGCCACTTGCATCCTTTAACGTATTTACTCTTAGTTCACTTGCCATTATGCTAAATCTCCTGTTATGACCATGTAATGATTTGCATAATCATAGTTGGTTCTATTGCTACTAGAGTTTACATAGTAGGCTTCAAAATCAAAATTACCTGTTGCCATAGTTCCATTAGTGGTATCTTGACCAATAACAACACTTGCTGAGCCATCGTCATCAATACCAAAAGTAACACAATAAGTTGCATTACCCATATTGTTTGTAAAATGTAACCCATAATCACCTGTTCCATCATCATCAACAGAGCTTATATTTAAACCATCAACACTTGCTGCCGTGCTTGTTCCTTGAAAATGTGTCCACGCCTTACACAAACCCTGTTGCAAGTTTGTTGTTGTACTGTTGCCCTCTCCTGTAACAGCGATACTTCCTGCCGTTGTTACACCTGTTATTGTATCTACTTTAAGTTGACTTGCCATTATGCTAAATCTCCAAAAAAAGTGATTGATGAATCTATTGCATCATTAGCACCTTGCCCTGACTGAGAGTT